GGCTTAGTGTAGTTACCTGCCTTATTTACTGTGCTTTTCTTCTTCATCTATTTCCTCAACTGTTGTTCTAGTTGCTAACAATTTATTCTCTTCTTCTCTTAGCTCATCTATAAGCTTAACTGTAGATGAGGCTTCTAGAGTATCAGTAGTCTTAACTAAATGCTTGTCTTTCATACCATGCATATCCTGTAAGTTCTCTACTGCTCTCATAAGATTAGTAACATCTTTCTTATCTTTAGCCATAACTATTGTTCTTTCTAATAAATCAAGAGTATAGTTTTCTGTTAAACCATGCTCTGTTAATAGTTTACTTAATTCTTTCCTAACCATACCTTTGAACACCTCCGTTCTCATATATCGTTTAATACGTTTATCTTGATTTGCTGTAACCTCTCCATACACTTTACTAATTGTTTCATTAGTATCTAATGTCTGTGCATATACCATTGCTAAATTCTTAAACTTTTCTTGCTTTGCTTTTACCTCTATAGGTCTTTTACCTGTCATAGTGGTATTTGACTTCCTACCCTTTACCTTTAATTCTTTTCCTCTTCTTCTAGGATTATAGAAAGTGTATCCCCAGGCAAATCTGAGGTAGAC